AACTTAAAACTGAATACGAAGTAATCAAAATGCCTCAGCTGGAAGCAGATGATGCCATGGGAATCTATGCGACTCTCTATCCAGACAACATAATTTGTTCACCCGACAAAGACATGAGGCAAATACCTGGCAAGTTATATGACCTGGAAACTGTCACAGAAATCACACCTGAAGAAGGTAAGAGGTGGCATTACATCCAGACTCTTGCTGGTGACCAGACAGATGGTTACTCAGGTGTACCTGGGATTGGTGTCAAGCGTGCTGCTGCATTGTTTGATGAATCCGGTTACACCTGGAACACCATAGTCAAAGCATTCAAAGAGAAGGGTCTTGAGGAAGATGTTGCTCTAATGAACGCACGGCTAGCCAAGATCCTTACCTGCGATGATTATGACCTCGAACAAAAACGACCCATCTTTTGGACTCCCACCGATGCCAGTGATGGAGATGACAATGGAGCAGGAGTTCAGTTATCGGAGGATAGCTGACCTTCTACCTGAAGCACAGAAAGAAGATATCATTACTATCTTCATGGCATTACAAAAGCAGAACTACTGCCTCTCAAATACTATCAAAAAATTGTTAGCTGAATGGCCTATTCACCCTACTCGCCAGACTACTACACCCGAGGAAATATCCAAGTTTGGGATTTTATTCGAGATCAAGGACTTTCCTTCCACCTAGGTAACGCAATCAAATACATCTGCCGTGCTGGTCACAAGGATGATTACAAAGCTGACCTAGTCAAAGCAATCCACTACTTAGAAGACGAACTAGCCAATGTCACTGCTGTCGAACCAAGCAATCGAATTCCGCCGAGCGTACTATATACCGAACGATTTGAGCCGGCGTACTCTTCAGAAGAATTTGATCGTTGAGGAATTCAAAGAGTTCCTAGAAGCTGATCAGGAGATGACACTAATGCATCCTTCTGATCGTGCTAACTGCCTGAAAGAACTTGCTGATCTTGTCTATGTGTGTGCTCAGTACGCTGAGAACATGGACTGGGATCTAGAGCAAGCATTGCGTCGTGTTCATAACAGCAACATGAGCAAGCTTGGTGCTGATGGCAAGCCTGTATACCGAGAGGACGGAAAGGTTCTCAAAGGTCCTAATTATCAACCACCCGATCTACAAGATTTAGTTTAATGTCCAATCTCATCTCCCGTACTGGACGTGTGCAGTCCTGGATGGACGATTCCACCTCACGTCTCCCTGTTTCATGCACTGTCTTCGTTGTGGAAGATAGTATGGAAGGTCCTGAAGGGATCGAAGCATCATGGAAGTTCGTATCTCATGCACTACGTCATGGTGCAGGTGTCGCTGTACACCTGTCCAACCTTCGACCAAAAGGAACCGTAACAACAAAAGGAAACGATCAGCTAGTAGCTAGTGGTCCTGTTTCTTTCGGTAAAATCTACTCTACGTTGAATGAAATACTTCGTAGAGGTGGCACCTACCGTAATGGAGCTTGTGTGTTGCATTGCGACATCGAGCACCCAGACTCTCTCGAATTCATCCAAACACCACGCCATGAACTTCCCTGGGTTAAACGCTGCATCAATATCACTCCCGAATCCTGGGATGAGTATCCCTACAAGGACGAACTCCTCGAAGGGATTCGGAAGGGCGACATCTGGCTAAATAAAATCCGGTACGACGCTAATGGGAAGAGGATCCGAGGCAATGTTTGTCTTGAGGTCTACCTCCCTAGCCGTGGTACCTGTCTACTTCAACATGTAAACCTTGGAGCATGCACCCTTGAAGATATCCCTAAAGCCTTCGTTGAAGGAATGTCAGAACTCTGCAAACTTCATCCAACTACTGGAGTGGGAGAACATGGAGAGTATCTTACTCCCGACATCGATAAACAGGTTGGGTTGGGAATGCTTGGATTGGCAAACCTTCTGCGAATCTATGGTGTCTCCTATGCAGACTTCGGACAAGCTCTGAAGGATATTAATGAGGAAGTTGTTAACTTCACTCCTGCACACAACCTCGC